AATAAAGTGTATCACGCTGTCCTGTGTTCAACGAAACTCCTACAAATTCACCTTCATTGTTAATGTAACCTGAACTTGAAGCGTTTGTTACCCCGCCGCGTCTTGTACCTGCTGGTGCAAACCAGGGGAATGCCACTTGGTCGTTTAGCACTAGTGTGCGTAATGCCATATGACTTGGAGGAACAACTACATTATTACCAAAGTTGTCGCTGCTAAATCCGCTTGGATAATACATACCAAGATATTCATCTTTTGAAACTGCACCCAAGTCGTTATCTTCTAGTGCACCTCTAACATTGTTTGCCCACTCATTAAGTGATGTTGCATCAGGTGTTAAACGGAATGGTGTGTCACCTACAACAAATGCTGTCAAGCGTCTGTCATAGTTTAGTGTAATCATTTCACCTATTAGCTCTGGATAACCTGGAGCAGCAATTAGATTAAACTGACGTGATTCCTCATCACGAATATCTTGGTTACTGTTGACCAATGATTGTAATGCCTGTACAACTGACTTGCGTTGAGCAAAACGTCCAAATGTGCCTGAGCCATCTTCGTTATTACCTGAGTCAGTAACCCAACGGTGTGGGTAATAGCTACTCATTGGCTGATCAATTAAATCTGCTGGATCAGCACTTTGCGGATCGTCTACCTGGAAGCGTGTGTTTGATCCTGCTACATCAATGTAGTCACGTACAAAACGCTTTACATTAAATCCGCTTCTGCGAGTGTTCCAAAGCATCATACCTTTTGGATATAGTGCTGGATCTGGAGCATCTGGATCTAAATAATCATTTACAAGTAAGTCAGCAATTTCTGCTGGCCCAAATGGACCTGCTGTTGAGCCGCCTGACGTGCTCCAACGTGCATCTGCAAATAGCATCCCATTTTCAGTTGTTTGATCTGTTTTGTCAATTAGGACCCATTCTTCAGAAGTACCGTTCCAGCGATATACTAGTGGAAAGTTTTCTAAATCTGCTGTAGAAATCCAAAGGTCACCGTCGACTAGTGGACTTGCATCTGACTGCTCTGTAGGTGCAGCAGCACTTACTTTTGGTCCTGCTGGATCTGTGTTTGCGTAGTCATCGTTGTAATTCTGATATCCTACCCAAGTGTCACCATCGTGAATCATAATATCTACTTCGTCAACAACAGAACTGTACCAACGCTGGCCATCTTTTGTTAGTGCCAAAGGTTCAGTGCTAGATGCTGTATATTCTAGTGGCTTCCAGTTTGACGCAATCAAATCATGTGTAGCATCGCCTGTTGGTGCATCGAGCAATCCTGGTGTAGCTGTGTCTTCATTAGAACCAGCTGCGTTCAACCCTTCCATGCCCATTTGTGCAAATAAACCGTCAGTGTCAGCAATTCTAATTTCGCCGCCTAATTTATGTTCAATTACAACCTTGTTAGAAGCATTCACATATGCAACGATGTTTTGAAAAGCTGCGCTGTTTATAGCACTAGCAACAAGCTCAGCATCATCAGCATCTCCTATAATAGCTATTGGACCTACTGTTTTAGTTGTTAGTGCTGCGCTATTAACCACTGTTTCAGCTAAGTCAAAGCTGTATGATCCTGCTGTCATTGCACTAATAGTATCTGATACAACTTGTGTAGCACCTGATCTAAATCTGTACTTGACTCTGAAATCTGCTTCTACTGGCGATGCTTCTCCAACGTTTGCATCTACATACACATCTCCTACGAGTAAGTTGGAGCCACCACCTGTTTTATCAAGTGCAAAAATAGCACTTTCATTGCTTGTATACATTGGTGCAGATACATTTGCCCAAAGTTGTGTGTCTGTGCTATACTGTTTGATTCTCCAGTTTGCACCACCATTTGGCGCTGTAGTTTTAATCCATAAGCTACCTGTTGGTGCAGGACTTGTGTCTGCAACTTTGTACTCAGGTACACTTGTATGTGGTGCAATTGTTGCTCTTGGAGCACTGTATGTACCTTCTCTAATGCCTAATGCGCCTACTCCGCTTGTGCCTTCAGTTTCAGATAGCAATGAACCACTGCCTCTGTTCAAAACAATATCAACTCCAGTTGAATAAATTTCCAAAATTCCGTTATGTGCTGCTGCACTAATTCCTGCAGATGTCAGTGCTACAGTGCTGTTTATTGCTGCTACTAAATCAGCAATAGCGCCTGCGCCACCTACTGTAACAGTAGTACCATTTATAAGCATTGTGTCTGCAGGGTTCATTACTGGACTTTTAGTTGCTGCTTCAACTGCTGGCCAGCTTGCTTTCCATTTTGTACCACCAACTTTTACCCATTCACCTGCGTTTGCATTTAATGATCTACCTGCACTCTTGTAGTACAAATCATTTGTATCTACAGTTGCATCTAGGGCATATTCGCCTACTTGGCCAACTGAGCCTTTTGGTCCGCTGCCAGTTACGTCTGTACCTTCTGTTAGCACTCTTACTGGAACTGTGCTGAATGATTGTCCGCCTGTCGATGTTACAGGTGCTGCATTCCATTCTAAAATACCAAATACTGTGTTTGCAGTATCAAACCAATGTGCGCCATCAACAGGCTCGCCGCCTGGAGCAGTTGCACTTGGTGAAAGTTCTGATAGATCAATGTCTGCTCTAGCAACATAAGCACGGTTTGTTACGCCTAATAATGAATATGCTGTGTTTAAGCCGTATTCATTAAGTTCGCCTCCGTGAATCATGTTACCGTTGTTGTCTGATTCAAATATTGCATCGCCAAATAAATCGCCAAGTTCTCTTTGACTTGTAACTAGATAGGCTTTGCCTGCGTTTGCTGCTGTTGTGCCCTGAGCAACACCGCTTCCCGATGCGCTAGTTTTATTTGCGGCTGTAGCAACAAAGATCATCGGAACGGTTGCTGCCGCTCCTGGTGTGTAGAATGATTCGTCAATTACATTGACTTCTACGCCTGGTGATACTAATGCCATTTTTGTTCTCCTGTTGGATATTGTTTATGCTAATGTATTTATTAAGATAATCAAAAATGTACCCTATAATTAGCCAAAAAAAGGGATAAAAAAGGTGAGGTAAATACAATATGAGACCTTTATGTAAGTGCGGACAACGTCCTGCTGCTATAAACTACAAAAAAAATGGTAAAACTTATTATCGCAAACTTTGTGAAGTTTGTTTAAGGCACGGACTTAACCATGGGAAGCCTTTGTGGCAACAGCGTGGTTATACAAAAAAGAATGAATGCGAAAAGTGTGGCTTCAAGTCAAAACACGAAGAACAATTTAATGTGTTTCATTTAGACGGAGATTTAAATAACTGTAGACCAACAAACTTAAAAACAGTATGTGCTAATTGCCAGCGTATTATACAAAAAATCGACGGGCGGTGGAAGCAGGGAGACTTACGCCCTGATTTCTAAAGATTGTACGCATAAGTATATCTACATTCTTTTTAAGCCTTTTTAAATCACCATTGTTATCAACTGTATAATCACACATCCATTGTTCAATGCTCATTGAGCTAGGATCTTCTGTAGGTAAATGATCTGAGCGATCTACCCAAATAGCGTAATCAAATATTTCTTCGTTTTGCATGGCAAAGAATTCACGCTTATTTCGTAGCCCGCAATAGATATCATTTTCTGCAAATAAGTTACGTCCAAGACGTGCTAGATCATCTTTGCAATAATCGTGGATCATATTATACCATTCTGTACGATGATTATGTCTATCAGAAAAACATTCTTCTTCGTCTGCATAACCGTACTTGTCTTTTAGTTCGTTAAATATAAAAAGTTCTGAACAGAACTTACTGCTAGATTGAAAAGTATATCCGTAATCCTGTAATATTTCACAGACGGTATCTTTGCCATGTCTGCCATGACCAACAACTAAGAGCTTAGGTAACATGTAATATCCTCTTTACACTATTAATAAATTATATAATAAATAGCCAGATTTGTCAAGTATTTTTTATCACAAAAAATATACCCAGATTGTATAAGATGTTAAAATTATTTTGCCTATAAAATTCATCCCATCTATCATCGCCGCAAAAAATTTTAGATTTTTCCAAAAATTGAATTATAGTTTTATCCGACAACGCGGTTCTTAATTTTTTTAAAACAACATTGTCTAAGTAAATTAAATCGTAATTGTTGTGATTGTCTTTACTATGTAACCAGTCCTCTGCTCTTTGTTTATATATATTTTTTATTATTGATAAATTTTTGTGCTGTTTGATAAATTTTTCGAATATTTCTCTTTGAGATAAATGTTTTGGTATGTTGGTATGAGGAGCAATTTTATCTAATACATGATTACCTAATAGAAAACTATCTACAACATAGTATGATGCGGTGCTAGGCAATATGTCTAACCAAGCCCATGTGCTTCTGCCATAGCCACATCCTAATTCTAAAACCTTAGGATTATTAGGCAAATTGCATACTATTTTTTTATAGAAACTATGTTGACGTTTTGTCGTCCAGCCTGGAATTTGTAGGGCGTCTGTAGCTTTAAAAAGACTGCGTTGTTTTAACAATGTCTTTAACCTATTGTAAAACCGTAACCTGTTCCTCCCGGTACAGCCATTGCTACCTCTAATTCAAGCTTGTCCATTTCGGCCTGTGCTTCAGCTTTAAGTGTATCTCCGTTTAGAGTTGATCCTCCTTGTGGACCAGCAATAGTAGCAAACTTTGAACGTGCTTCGCCTAGCATATATTTGCAGCTTGCAAGTGTGTAATCCTTGATCCATTGCGATGCTAGATAATCATTTAGAAGTTCTGAATCTGGACGATAGTTATACACATATAGTAAAAGATCTTCTTCTGCCCTTGGGCGTTGCAATAAAGTTAATTTTTTACTAGTATTATTCCATGTAAATTCTATAAATGAGCCGAACATACGTCCTACAAGTTCTTGATGTTGTGAAAACAAATCATATGTTGCAAGGCCTCCTAGTTTTGAACTAGAAAGCAAGTATGTATTTGTGTACGCTAAATTGAAAGGTTCAAAAAGACTTCCGCCGTCGCCTCCGCCTGTTCTAGAACCAATGCTTCTACGAAATAACTTACGAACTTCTACCACTTCGTTAGGTAGTGTATATTCGTTTTGATCTATCACTGTTGGCATGAACATATAAGATTCTTCCACAGAATTATCTGAACGTTGTCTAAATCTTGAAAGTGCTTTTGTTAAGGCAGTCTGATAGTGAACTGGATCGAGTTCAACATCTACCATTCCGCCGCCTAAAAACGCATTAACGTAATCAAATATTTCTTGCTTCTGTGTTGCTATATCTGCCATATGACTTTCTCCATATAGTATTTATCGTTGCGATAAATATGTATATGCCAAGACTATCTTTATATAAACCAGAACGCGGCAACGACTATCATTTCCTAGACAAACAAATCTTGGAAATGTTTACTGTTGGCGGTACAGACATCAATATACACAAATATATAGGAACAGAAGTCCCTAGTGCAGATGATAGAAGTGCAACACAACCAGAGTATGATGTAGTAGCTGAAACAAATATACAAGACTTACTGTTTCTAGAAAACAGAGACCGTAAGTACGATCCAGATATTTACACTACTCGTGCAATTTACAATGTTCAAGATATAGATTTTGATCTCAGCCAATTTGGTTTATTTTTAAGCAATGACACACTTTTTATGACTGTGCATATTAATAGTATTGTAAAAACACTTGGACGTAAGCCGTTGTCTGGAGATGTAATTGAACTACCTCATCTCAAAGATGAATATGCGTTAAATGATTATTCAACTGCTCTTAAAAGATTTTATGTAATCGAAGATGTAAACCGTGCAGCGGAAGGTTTTTCACAAACTTGGTATCCGCATTTGTACAGGTTAAAATTAAAACAAATTTACGATGGACAAGAATTTGCAGAAATTTTGGACCTGCCAGCAGAAGAAGGCAGTGATACTACTCTAAGAGATGTTTTAAGTACTTACGAAAAAGAAATGCAAATTAATGACGCTGTTGTAGCCCAAGCTGAAGCAGATGCTCCTAAAAGCGGATTTGATATTAGTCATTACTATACTGTTGCAACAAATGACGACGGAAGCGTTGCTCTACGAACAGCTGATAGCGACGAATTAGATGCAAGTGGAATAACAACTAGTGCAGATGAAGTTACTGATAGACCTGACAGAGCAGGATATACAGGATATCTAGTTGGGACAGGCGCTGAAACTCCGAATGGTGCACCGTTTGGATTTGGTATCAATTTTCCAGCAAACAATCAAGAAGGAGATTACTTTTTACGTACAGATTTCCTTCCAACTAGAATGTTCAAATATGACGGAGTACGTTGGGTGAAAGTAAGTGACGATATAAGAATGACTTTGAGTAATACACTAGAGCGCAGAACATACAAAACTGATTTTATTAACAACACCAGTGTAAACAATATTGGTGGAGAAGAAGTACCTGAAAGACAGAGCCTTTCAAAAGCACTTCGACCAAGAGCGGATAACGAAGAATAATGTTACATTTTTACGACGGCCAAATTAGACGTTACACAACTCAAATGATGAGAATTTTAAGTAATTTTCCTGTCAAAGATGGCAAAGGCAAAACTAAAGATGTACCTGTTATGTACGGAGATTTGACACGTCAAGTAGCAAATATTATACGAGATAATAGTGAAAATAAATTACCTAGTGCTCCAAGAATTTCATTATATATAACTGGTTTAGAACTAGATAGAGATAGGCTCACAGACGCAACATATACTCGCAAAACCAATATTAGAGAACGTGCGTGGGACGATGAAAACAAAGAATACTTAAACTACCAGGGCAAAAACTATACAGTTGAAAGACTTATACCTACACCTTATATGATGCGATTAAATGCAGATATATGGGCAACAAATACAGATCAAAAATTACAAATACTAGAACAAATACTTGTTTTGTTCAATCCAAGTTTAGAAATGCAAACTACAGATAACTTTATTGATTGGACTAGTATTACAGTTGTTAATTTAGAAAATGTACAATGGTCAAATAGAAGTATACCTGTAGGTGTTGATTCCGAAATTGATATAGCAACTTTAACGTTCAGTATTCCAATATATATTAGTCCACCTACCAAGGTGAAAAAGATGGGTGTCATTACAAACATTATTACATCTATGTTTGATGAGTCTAGAGGAACAATAGAAGATGGCGTGAGCGGACCTGAAAATAACGCATACACA